TGTGCTTTCTTAGTTGAACGCCCTTGAAGAGAAGGGCTAGGTTAGGATTGCTTATCGTTCCTGCTGCAAGTTGACCGGCCGCAACACCTTTATCTCCGCCTACTCCAGGAAGAACATCACCTAGCGCGCCAGCGGCTGCTTCTCCGATGCCTTGGGCAAGGCCTGCTATACCTCCTCCTATAGCGGAAAGTGTTCCTTGGATGGGATTGTCTACAATCTGGGATATTGATGCGCCGATACCTCCGACCATACCCATCTCTTTTGATGCATAGTCCATGTGAAAGGCATCGTCAAGTCCAGAAACAGGAATAGGCAGATGGAAATATTTGCCGGCAGTGAATGCCTGACCTGTAACAGTTTGTGCGCCTTTCGCTATAGTTCCACCCAAGCCAGCCGCAATCTGATATGGTCTCATGTTTATGCTAAAGAACACCGGCTGTTGATCCAGATCGGCAGGGTAAGTGAAGTTACTTCTATCTCCCCTGTTGATTCGCGCCTTCATCTCCAAAGGATCACTTGTATTGGTTGTTGTTGCTGGCATCTTATGTCCTGATCTAAATAGATGGTTCTGTGTATTTATTGGAGTTTTCGGATGTTCAAAACAATAACTAGAAGAAATACAAATATTCAATGAAAAAAATGCCAGCACCAAAAAGCGGTAAGTATTATCAGGGATTTTTTAAGCCGAAAAATCCCGAAAAATACATGGGCGACCCAAATAAAATAAGATACATGTCCTCCTGGGAACTTGCATTTCTAACTAGAATGGACAATGATCCGAATGTTGTTCGTTATGCGTCTGAGGAGTTCTCGGTCCCCTATTTTAGTCCTTTGGACAACAGAACACATAGATATTTCCCTGATGTATATTTGGAAAATGCAAATGGCGAAAAGTTTGTTGTTGAGATCAAACCAGAAGCACAAACAAAAGCACCTGCTCCTAAGAATAGAAAAACAAAAAGGTATCTGACAGAGGTCAGCACCTATATCATAAATACCCAGAAGTGGGAAGCCGCGAAGAAGTTTTGCGAAGAGCGCGGCATGAAGTTCATCATTATAACCGAGAAAGATTTAGGAATCTAATGGCTGTAACAACAGAAAACTTTATCTATGCCAGGCTGCTGAAACAGGCAGAGGCGCAGCGCATTATTCCCAATCGCACACAAGCTGCCAGAGACTGGTTTCGCAAAAAAGCACTGACATATCCAGCAAATGGACCAAGAATCAGACAGGAAAATCTGTTTCAACATTCTGTGGTCACTAGCACGATTCTTCCCGGAAGAATGTATATGTATGTCTATGATGCTAAGACAAAAGATAAGCTACCATACTGGGACGCATTTCCTTTGATTTTTCCTATTGATACATTTCCTGGTGGATTCTACGGTCTCAACATGCACTATCTTCCACCAATGCTTCGCGCTCAGCTGATGGACGTTCTCTATACAACCGCGAACAACACCAGATATGATGACACAACCAGACTGAGACTCTCGTATCAAAATCTGAAAGCGGCGTCTAGAATGAAGTTGTTTCAACCATGTTTCAAGAAATATCTGTTTGATCATGTGAAATCTCGGTTCATCTATGTTGAGCCAAAAGAATGGGATATCGCTCTATTTTTGCCACTACAGAGGTTCCAGAAAGCAACCGCGGAGCAAGTCTGGAGAGACTCGGCTTCTGCTACGAACTCTATGCCATGGCAAAACTGGGGATCAGCAAAAAGGAAAAAGTAAGTGTCATTCAATATCAACGATTTTCTGTCCTCGACAAAAGAGGGTCTCGCGAGAGATGCACATTTTGACATAACTTTCACTCTTCCTGCTGCTGTTCAGGGCGATGCTAGAAACTTATCTTTGCTGTGCACCGCAGCATCTTTGCCGACAAGACAGACAGACATCACAACAATCAGACGGTCAGGTACTGGTCTAATGTCTCCTTATGCAATAGGTTTGTCATATTCTCCTTTGGATGTTACTCTGTATTGTGACACCAAAGGCAACTCCATCTCTACGATTCAGAAATGGATGGATCTTATCATGGAAACAGGCAACATAGGAAACATGTGGCAAATAGAATACAAAGCAAACTATGCCACCGGCATCGAACTGATGCAGTATGCCCCAGATGGTCAACCAATGAACAAATATTCTTTCTCGTCGGCTTTCCCTGTTTCTTTTGGTCCAGTCAACTTTAGTTGGGCATCAAGAAACAGTCTTGTTCTCGTTCCTGCCACCTTTATTTACAACGCATATAATGTAAATCCAGTTGCAGCAAGGTCTGCCAACAACATCTCAACAACTCCGCAGAATGCACAAAACAATCGTCTTCCGGCGACAGGAAATACACCAGTATAATATTTTTTGAAATGAGGATAAATCATGCTACCTAAAATCGACACTCCAATATTTGAAGTCAAACTCGTATCTCAAAAACAACCTGTAAAGTTCAGACCTTTTACTGTCAAAGAAGAGAAGATTCTTCTTATTGCAGAGGAAAGTAAAGACGACAATGATATTATCAATGCGATCTTGCAGGTGATAAACAACTGTTGTCTGAGCGACATCAACATAAACAAGTTGCCTCTGTTTGATATTGAGTATTTCTTCCTTCAACTCAGAGCAAAATCCGTTAGTAACATATCTGTTCTGAAGTTTAGAGACAAAAAAGATCAGATTGTTAGAGATTTCGATGTCGACCTAGACCAGATCAAGCCAACCATTGATCCAAAGCACAGCAACACCGTCAAACTGGATGACACCATGACGGTTGAGTTCAAGTATCCATCACTGGAGACTGTGCTAAAGATTGATAGAAACGCAGTCGATGCTGATATAACATATCTAGCAGAGAGCCTGGATAAAATCTATCAGGGCGAACAGACATATGATGCATCAGATTCAAGTCTTGAGGAAAGAACGGACTTTATAAACAGTCTAAGCAAAAAAATGTTTGAAAATATCATAGAAACATTCATCGATACAATGCCCAAGTTGTCTCACACTCTTGAATATGTCAACAAAGAAGGCGATAAAAGAAAGATTCTTTTGGAGGGCTACAAAAGTTTTTTTCCACGGCGCTGAGTCATAACAGTCTGTTGAACTATTATTATCTGATATTCAACTTGGCTCAGCATCACAAATATTCCATTTTTGAAATAGAGTCTATGTTTCCTTTTGAAAGAGACATCTATGTTGGACTTCTACAGAAGATGATAGCAGAAGATATAGCTAAGAAGCAAAATAATCAATAAATAATAAAAATACTTGCGGGAAGGTATCAAGTGGCAACCAACGATCCATCTAGAACAATCAGCATTCATGGTGACAAATACACCTATGATTCAAACAAGAAGAAGTGGATGTCTGGTAAGAAAGAAGCCACGGCAGTAACATCTGCCATGCTCGACTTGATTCTAAAGCAACTACAACCTAAACAAGACGAAGAGGTCGATTCTTTTGTAGGAACAGCCAATATTGTTCCTTCTGGTGGTGGCGACAAAGAATATGAAAAAGAGCAAGACAGAAACGACGAAAAAAGAGAGAAGCGCGAGGAAGATGCTCTAGAAAGCACAGAATCGCCTGCAACAAAAACAGAAGAACAACTCATCAAGCCAGAACCTATTGCGTCTGATAGATTGGTTGCACCTGCTGAAGAGTTAAAAGAACAGCCGCCCGAGAGAAAGATTTCTTCGGGTATGGAAGCACTGCTTGATGCCAAAAACAATATTGTTTCTATGGTCAAAGACCGAGAAAACTGGTTCAAACCAGAAAAAAGAGAGTCTTTGGAAAGTGTGGAAGATTTATCTCGGTCAGAAAAGAATAGACTGGAAAAAAGAGATGAAAAGGAAGGAACTCCTTTTTACAAGACAAAAGCATCTCAGATATCACAAGATTTTGGAACACAGTTCAATAAAAGATTGGGTGAACGTCTACCTCTACTGAAACTATTTTCCGACAAGTTTGACGGTGAATCGGATGCAGATGCTGTTGGAGACACAGGCGCAGCAGGAGGAAGCACCTCCATTGGCGGTCTAAGCGATTCTGTTGTTGATTCTCTCAAGTCTATTGATGAAGGCGTTCAAGATATAATCGATATACTGAAAGAGAATCAAAACGAAGAACAAAAACACGACGAAGAAAAAGATTCGTCGAAGGAAGATGCTGAAACCGAAAAAGAAAAGAGAGAACAAGAAAAGTTTCCTTCCAAAGATGCAGAGCAAGTTTCTGAACCAGGAACAAAAAAGCAAAAATCTTCAGACAAAATCAAAAGCAAACTGGACCTAGGCAAAGAATCTTCCGCAGAATCTGTTGCCGAATCTGTAGGAGAAACGTCTGCTGGTGCTGCAAAAGGAGCCGCAGGGGCCGCCGAAGGAGAAGGAATGCTGGCAGGGGCCGGAGAAGCTGTCACTGGTGCTGCGGAAGGAGCCGCAGGGGCCGCCGAAGGAGCAGGAATGCTGGCAGGAGCAGGAGAAGCTGTCGCTGGCATAGGTGCAGCACTCGCTGCACCTATGCC